AATAAAAATAAGCCTGGTTTGCATCAGTTTGTGGTAATTGATCGTTTGTCAATTTTAAACCAGCCCATATTTTTTGGTTGTCAATTGCAGCACTTGTTCTAATTCCACATTCCCAATGAACATAATTTTCAGTACCCCACTTTGTACCTGTCCAAGCTGTCTGCTTGGTGTCCAAGTGTGGTGCTACAATCATTCTATCTTGATCTGCTGTATCTGTTGTCATAGTCATACCTGCAACGGTAGCACTAAAAGTAGCAAGAGCCGATGTATGATTTGTTCCTAATATTTCAAAATTTCTATTAACTGGTGTATTCGTAGCTTCAGTAGTTGAAGCCAAATCACCATTAATACCTGGTAGTTGTGCGAAATACTCCTCTAAGTAGTATCGCCTTGTGTCTTTGATCCCTAAATCATGAAGAGTTCTATCTGCATCCACACCTGTAGAATCAGTTATGTTGTAGATTTTGAAGCCTTCTTTTGATCTAACTGGACCAGTAAAGCTAGTATTAGCCATAATTTACTCCTTGGTTGTATAAACCATTTGTTATGCCGTCTTTATACCGTCTGCCTAGCCAGTCTGCATAACTAATTAATGCTAGGATAAAAGGGCGGAACATTCCGCCCTTTTAAATATTAATCTAAGCTCCTGGTGAACCAAAGATACCTCTAGGATCAGACCAGCCGAAGCTGTATCTTTCCCTAGCTTTGTATCTAACGTTACCAGTATCAAAGTCACCTTCCATTGCAGTTTTAATCGGTGAACGATTAAAATGCTTCAGACCATTTGGTGCATCAGTCTTAATAAACCAAGCATCAGTATCAGTTAGGTAATGGTTAACATCGTAGCCTCCAGGAATCATTCCTTTTGATCTTACTGCGTTAACGTCATTATCTGCTGTACCTGTTCTCAGCTCAGTTTTCATAAGTCTTTCTGCAACAAATTGAAGATTGACTGGGATAATCATCTTAGCCGCTTTAACCGCTATTTTTAACCCACGATTATCAATTAGACCAGCAATGTCGATCAATGCTTGTTCTAATGATGTTTCGTTCAAATCAGCTGCTGTTGATAGTTCGTTTTTGTAGTTACCACCAGTCACAGTTAAGTGAGCAGTAGAACACAATTCGAGACCATCACCGCCAGTATAAGAAGAGTTAAATGCTCTGTTAAGAACATTTGCACCCTTAATTTCCTTAGCGTTTGCCATTGAACGTGCCAATGCTTTAGTGTAGCGAGAGCTGAGTCTGTCGTAAAGGTTATCCTCTACAGCTTCTTCAGTAATCGCAAAAGCTAAAGCTATTGTTTCGTGTGAATAACGGCTTGTGTGAGCTTCAGAAGCATCATCGTATTGAATACCTGCTCCTTCAGCCTTCACTGGTGCGTTGCCAAATCCTGAAAGTTCCACTTCTTCTTCAAAAGCTCTGTCTGAACTTTCAACATCGAAGATTCCCTTCCATTCCTGATCATACCGTGCATATTCGAGACCGAATAATGCGTTCAATCCTGGTTCAAGCTCTTTGACGAGTTGCGAACGAGATATAGCCATTAGTTAGCCTCCTATATTCCAGCAGTATTGCCATAATAAAGTCCTTCGTTAATTCTAACGAGGAAATTACAGTTAGCTGCTGTTGTATCACTGTTATCAGGATCTTTGGATAATTCGACAATTCTAAAGTTTGCTGCCGCAGCTTGAATATCAGACGAGTCAAGTTCCTGTTTGGAACGACCTGTCTGAGTACTTCCACTGTGGGTTGACACGAAGTTAGCATTTGCTCCTCTATTGTCAGGCCATGAGCTTCCAATATCGGTACTATCTTCTTGTACTTCAAACAAAACATTAGGATCATCTATGACATAAGCTACAGCATCTGATGCTGTAGTTGACGCTGGCCAGTACTTTGAGTATGTTGGTTTGCCCGTAGAATCTGTGTAGAAACATCCGTTGAAAACACCTAATATGTTTGTTTGTCCAGCTGCAGCAACGGTAACAGTACCGTCAGTGTGCAACTCAACAGCATCTCCAGTAAATATAGCTGTGTTATATCCACTTTCGATTCCATATTCAGTTTGGCTTCCATTAAATGGAGCTCCACCTAGCATTTTTGTTGGGCGAAAACCAAATGGCGCATCTTTATTTGCCATGGTTTAGTCCTCCTAAATCAGTTAGTTGTTAAGTGATAGGAGTAAAGATAAACTATTTATCGGAACCACTACCACCACCAAAAGTAACACGACTTTGTCTATCGACAGAAATCGGCATACTTCGATGCTGCTCCTTGAATAAATTATTATCAACAGATTCTTCTTGAGCTTCAGTTTGCTGTTTGAAGTAATCCTCGCGTTGTTTCACAATTTCATTCGGTATACGAGCGAGCACTAATCCACCAACTCCAATTACACCTGCATGTTTCCCATTTTCAATCGTTGGAGAGGGAAAATTTGGGTATTCGTCGGCACGAACAAGCTCGAATCCTTCACGAAGTCTTCCAGCCATATTCTTTTTGTCGTCGAAACCTAAAGTTTCTGCTCTTATCCATCGGTGTTGAAAACCTTCGGGAGCTTCAGGCGCATCTAAACTTGATGGCGGGCGCCAAGGTTGAGTTCTCTTTTGTTTTTCACGAGAGTCCTCAGAGCGTGAGGCTTTTTTAGATTTTAATTTTTCCATTGCTTACTCCTTCACGTATTTAGCATATTCCTCCAATGGTACGCCGAGTCTTTTGGCGATATGGACCTGGCTTGGAGTTAGTCTAACTGTTTTGCGTCCGGATGTTTTTGTGGTCGTTGATCGACCGGCAGAGGCTACAGATTGGACGGGTTTAGTAGCTCCGTTGACTTGACCCCCATCACTAAATTTGTGGGGAAACTCTTGTCTAATCCTTTTATCAATCTCAGTATAATAGTCATCTGAGTTGGCGTCAAATCCTTCTTGTTCAACTAATTTGCGATGAATGCCAAAACTAGCATATGTCATTGCTTCATCAGTCCCAAACCAAGAGTTCTTTTCTGCCCAGGCTTCCGCCTTAGGATCAGGTTTTTTTGGAGGGGTAAAAGCAGGTTGTTTAACCTCTTCTGTCTCTCCTTGAACGTTTTGTTGTTCCTTAGCTTTAGTTGTAGCTAAAACTCGCTGATTGTCAACAGCTAATTTCGATAAAGCTTCTTGAGCAGTAACTTGAGCTTCTACATCACCTGCTTCAATAGCTTTTTGCAGTTCTGTTTTTGCTTTTACTGTTTCAGCTTCTGTTCTAGCTTTATATTCATCGATGTAACTTGCATCGAGAGAATTTAAACGTCCTTTTAATTTTTTATTTTCTTCTGCTACACGTTTTGCATAGTCAAAAGATGCTTGTTCTCGACGTTCTGTTTCACGAAGTTTTCCAGTCAATTTATTAATTCGACCTTTTACTTTTTCACTATAATCGTCGAGCTCTTCTTTTTCAGTATCTGTTTTAACTTCAACTTCAGGTGCTGTTTCTGTTGGTTGTTCTTTAGGAGCTTTATCTTCCTTCAGTTCAATATCAACAGGATCACCTTCCGTTGGAACATCAACAACAGGTTCTGATTGTTGTATATCTTTTATTTGCTCTTCGGGCATGGTTCCTCCATGTTAAAATAAATGCAGTATATCTTCAGGATTACTGATCGTTGCTAAAATTTCATCATCATTAAGAAGGCGAATTTCTCCTCCTTCTATTTTAAGACGAGATCCGGCATATCTTCCAAATATTACCCAATCTTTTTCTTTACACCATGGTCCTTCTGCAAATCTTTTTTCATCTTTATAAGCATCAGGTCCTATACGTAGAACGTATCCACATACAGTTGCTACTTGATTCATTTCGACTGTTTCATCAGCCAATAAAATACCACCTTTTGTCTTTCCTGTACCTTGATAAGGTAATACTAAAATACGCCATCCTGTTGGTTGAGGAAGACGATCTTTTATACTAGCTGGTAAATTATTAGGATCAATTATTTTTGTTTCTTCGGATTTTATTTTATCAAAATTTAATACCTTGTCGGGTATTTCATTTCCTTTAGTCACTTTCATTCATTTTCCTTTTTTGCAAGAGATCTTTAACTTCTTGTTCTACAT